GGCGGTGTAGTCTGTCTTGTCTAGTTTAACGCCATTCAGAAATACGTCAGTATATTCTGAATCCGTATACGTCAAGGTGCGACCAAGACTATCTGCGCCAGTAAAAGACGTTTGTCCAGCCGTCGCAGTGTAAATAAATCTGCCGCGTAAACCAGTTCCGGGGTCTTTTCCAATATAAGGCATTAGTCAGCCTCCGCAATCGTATTGCCTTTGGCTACCCAAGCAAGGACATCTTGATAGTGTCTATTACTTGTAGTCATTGGAACAGAGCATGTTCCGCCACTTGCTTTGGTAACAGTAACGGAAACATTCTCACCTTCATGTTTAAAATATTTTGCTGATGCAATCCAATCTGTATTATTTTCCATTTTTATAACTCCGCATCAAAATCAACAAAACTGCCTACAGTATTAATAAAAACTCTTGCCGCATCATTGGCAGTGCCACCGCTTGCAAAGGCTAAAGAAACAAATATTAAATTGTGCATTTCGTGACCTACAATAGAAAAAGCAGTAAGAACAATATTAGAACCGGGAAAAACTGAAATATCAGGTACCTCAGTTTGAGATATGGTAGGAGTTGTTCTCATTGTTGTTGGCATATTTATAGACAAAAATCCGGTTGTTGCGCCTGTTATCTGTGCAAGTCCTAAATAAATCCCAGCCGTATTATTAAATCTAGAAGGATCACTTGCATCTGTAGTATCCGTGCGAACTTGACGATGGTAATATCTCTGGCACAACGCTAACTCTTGACCAAAACTACGATGCTCAAACTCAGTGGCTACTGAACCAACTTCCATTTGAACACCTGTTATTTGCCAAGAATCATCATCCGCTGAAGATGAAGCAACTCCGACTGCACGATTAGCAGTATTAGAGTCTTCCCAAGAGGTAGCTAGTGTTCCACTTGTAAAATTTGAGCCAGCTATCATCCACCAAAAAAGGTTAAATTGAACAGCATTATTATTTTCAATATCATCGTTTGTATCACCAGAAAAAGTAATTGTTTTCTTTTCCCAAGTGTTTGCAGAACTTATTGTGTAACTTTGACATTGTCGCCGTACTTGACCAGCCGTGCTTTCATGCCTTGCTTCCACAACATATGTGCCAGTTTTTGTAGATTTAATATGGAAAGATAAAGTAAAACTTTTTGCACTGCTTGTTCCATACAACAAATGTTGTAAATCTTGACCCTCAAAACGCTGTTCAAAAGGAATTATATATTGACTTTCACTAGCAGAAAAAGCACCATTGCTTGTCACTTTAAGAGAATATGAAAACTCGTCCGGTGAATCTGTTACTCTTGCAATATCAAAAGATGTTGGGCCATTTATCTCTGTGTTAAATCTATCTACAGTAAAAATATCATTTACTGCTGTCTGACCTGTTAGTGACGCTCCCCGTTGTGCCACCTGCATTGCACCATTAAAAATTATATTCTTCCGACCTTCAGGTACGCTTGCAGATTGTGCTAGTTGTCTTGCTTTGCTTACCATCTAACCCTCCAAAGCCGCGACTTTAGTTTCGAGGGTTTCAATTTTTGCGATGGCTTCTTGGAGTGCGGCAGTTAACAGTGGCACTAACTTAGATTGATCAATGTTTTGATAAACAGGTTGTGTACCTGTTGCGGTCCATGTGTGACCTTCTTCATCGAACTCATCTGGCTTTACAACACCAGTTTGCAAAGTTTTGCCATTACCATCTTTCACATCGCCTATCGGCTCTGTCGCATCTTTTTCTCCAGCAATAGCCTCTGGTACAACTTCTGCAACTTCGTGTGCTATAAACCCGTCACAAATCGTATCTGGCTCCACAATAAAATTAAATCGCTTTGGATCAAGTTTCTTTACACGAGTAATACCATCGCTCATATCAGTAACATTTTCTTTAAGTCGGTAGTCGGAACCTGTTCCGTAAGTTACAGTAGTCGATGTAATGCTTATATTTGCAATGGTTGTACCTGCTCTTCTAAATTGCTGTATTACTCCATCGTTGGTTCTATTTAAGAATAACGCAACATTTGCTGACCTAGAAGCATGAATTGCGCCTGTACTGCCTTGAAGTAAAATTCCCACCTCATTATTGCCTACTGGACTGCTATTTGTAGTGCCTATTCGGAAATTGCCAGCCGTATCAAAACGAGTTTTGTAAACGCCATTGACCTGAAATTCTATGGGTGTCGATCCCCGTGCATCAATACTTGAATGCCCGTCATCAGCCCTTATTTCAATAACAGAAATATCTGATCCAGTGCGTTGCACACGTAATCCGCATGTCCCCGCATCTTCTATCTCCAAACCAATACCAGTTGAAATGGCAGGAGTGTTTGTGCCTATGCCAACCATCCCGTCTGACTTAATCGCCATTTTTGACGTAGCCGCCCCAGACGCGCCAGTTAAAAATCGCAGACTTGTTGCATTAGCATCCGCCGCAAAATCCGCTTCTGCCACTGCCGCGATGGTTGCGCCCGTTAGAATCGCATCGGTGCCACTCGACTCATCGGGTGCTTGAAAATTTATCTGCCCCAAATTATCGCCTGTTTCTACCTCAGTTTCACCCGTTTGCAAGGTAATACGAGCAGGGTTCCCATCGCTGGTATTAGTATTTTTTAAAAGAAGTCCACTATCGGGATCGTGCGTTAGCGTAACATCGCTGTCAGCACCAAAAGCTATCTGTGCGTTGTCGCTTGTTAGCTTCAGATCGTCTCCTACCGTAAGATCTTTACTAACGGTAAGAGCTTGAGACTCAGCGTTATCAACCACATTAGTTGCTTTTTTACCTACATATGGCATCAGGTGATCTCCATAATGCTAAGTGTCGCGTCAATTTTTGCCGCTGTGTCAGCGTCAATTTTCAACACATCCGTTGTTTGTAGAACAACCTTTCCCCCAGATAAAACTTCCAACGATGAACCTGTAGGTATTGGTACATTTTCAAGCAATTTTACGGTTGCATTTGTTTCTGTGTCACTTGTGTCAGATTCTAATACAACATCCACAGTGTGTTGGGCTGTTCCTACATTACAAAGTATAAGACCCAGTATAACTGTAGTGGTTGAACTGCCTACAGTGTAAAGTGTTTCCGGCGTGCCTGCTGAAGCTGGCATTGCCGCATGTGTTTTTAGTTTAAAAGTATTTGCCATGCTTTATCCTAACGCGATTGCCAAAGCGGTTGCCGTGCCCGCCTGATCCACATCTAAATTTGTTCTTGCCGCGGCAGCACTTGATGCTCCCGTTCCACCGTCTGAGATTGCCAAATCAGTAATACCGGTGACGGTGCCTCCCGTGATTTTGGCATTCGACATAGATAAATTATCGCTTATACTAACCACCGCCGCCCCGGAACCGGCTCCGTCGCAATACAAAATTTGGGTTTGGCCATTTGTAATTGTGACATTAGCGCCTGATCCTTGTGTAACTGAAATGTCTCTGCTTCCCGATAAAGCATTTTGAAAAAGGAAAAAACAGGCTGCTGTGTTTGGAGAAACTGTCAGAGTAACTGCCCCACCAATATCCCCGCCATCTGCAAACTTTATGGCACGAAACATGCCGTCTTGTGCGTTGCTAGAGCCACTACTTGGTGAGTCAGGACGAATGGTCAGAGTCGAGCTTGCGTTAGAAAGAGTTACCGATTTGTACCCAGCCAAGCGGTCAAAAATATCAAAATTATGGTTTGTGGTGGTGCCCCAAGTGCCGCTTTGTTCGCCCGTGCCCGGTTTTTCAATGGCAAAATTTGTTGTAAAAGTGCTTGCCATGTGTTTCTCCTACGCTGCTATTTCGTCCCAAGATGGACTTTGAGAGGGAGAAACCGCAGACCAACTAGGCGATTGCGAAGGACTTACTCCCGACCAATTTGGCGTTTGACTTGGTGTTATTTGACTCCAAACCTCTACTGACCCCAAAGCTGCCGTGGCGCTGAACCCTGTTACATTTACGTCACTGGCTGCTTTTGCATTTACAGTACCAGCATTTCCGGTGGCTTGCAAACCGGTCTCTAGCACAAGGCCTTTAGCAATAATCTCTACTGATCCCTGTCCAGAGGATGAAGAAACGCCAGATACATCTACTCCAACGCCTTCAGCCACTGATTCATTACCCAGTGCCGTAGTGCCAACATTTCCGGAAACAGTGACTAACGCTTTTGCGAGGACATCTTCGTTACCCAGAGTGCCCGTGCCAGACACACTTGTAACTTGGACCAAAGCCTTTGCTACAACTTCTTCATTACCTAATGTTGCTGTGCCTGAAATACCCGTTACTTGGACGGGTAAAGCAGTGCCCCAAGCACCTTCGTTCCAAGAACCTCTTGCCCATCCAGCTATACTAGCCATAACGAGCGGGTCCTCACGCTATGCGAATAATTGCGTCCGTGGCGTTTGCTGTAGGGAACTGTATCGTAAAGTCACCGTTTGTAGATGTCTTATCTCCCCCAAAAGCCAACACACAGACGGCATCCGTAGTGCTACTGCCGCCAGCAGTAGTAGAATTGTAAATAATAGCGCCGTTTGCTGTAACCGTTGCGCTTGAAAACGTCAAATCAGCAAAATCTGTAAAAGCTGTTGTGCCACTGCTAGAGGGCGTCACATTTGTCAGATTTGCTCCGCCAGCCGTATAATTAGTTCCCGATGCTTCATTACTGGTACTGTAATCGGTAGTTGCTGCGCCCAAGGTAGCGGAACTTGTAAAAAGCGCCAGTTTGAAAGTGTGCGCTCCATTAGTAAAGTTGTGTTTGCCTTCTAACAATTCTTTCTTGAAAGAGGTACACATCGCTTGTGAAATAGCCATTTTAAAGCCTCCTAATCATCTCTGCTAGCTCTGGATGACCTGAATTAATAAGAGCATTATACACAGAAGTGCGGTCACTGCGAATAGCTTCTCGCATGTAAAAAGCAATAACCCGCTCCATATTCGTTTTAAACGCAATGGCTTGGTCTCGAATAGCAGGAGGGCTGTTTTCAGAAACTGACATGATTTTTTCGGTGCAACGGTGGGCAACTTCTTCGGGGGTAAAACCACGATTTTGTGTAGTAGCTACATTTACAATTGGCGACTCGTCAATTTTTAGGTCTAAACTAAACATTACAGTTTCTCGCGCCTTACGAGCCCAGTTCTGTAGGCGTCTGTGTCCTCTAAGGCTTCGCCGTAATTTTTCAATCTCCCAATAGATTCTGCAAATTGAATAGTGTAGTTCTGTAAAACATCAGCTTCACCTTTCATAAAGGTGTAGGCTTCCAAAAGAGAACCATACAACATGGCTAAAGGCGCGTTAGTAGCTAACCAAGTGGTTCCGCTATCAGAACCAGCAGTCAAACTAGTTGGACGGTAGTAGTAATGCAGTTCTGCGGTAAACCCACTATTCGGCGTCGGTGCTAACAAAAAATTTTCTACATCAAAAAAAGCGTAATATCTTGGCGTGCCCGTGGTGCTGGGATTTGGAAAAGCCGTTTGCAAGAAATTTACATCTTTATAATCCAAAAATATATTTTCACTGCTTGATATGATTGAAAGACTGTAAGGCGCAAGAAAATCAGATGGACAATTCAAAAACTTGTTGCTTGAAGTGACCGTACCCGTGGCATTTCTGCGAAACAAATTAAGTTGAACACTTTTAAAAATACGTTCTTCAGCCCCTTTTATAAACGTGGGAAGCTGGTTTACGAAGGTGGTTTCTTGGTTTTCAGTATAGTCTTGAATTGCCGTTTTCAGGGTTGCATATGTAAAACTCATGATGCATCTCCACCAATAGTAACCGTTCCGACCAAAGCCAAACCACGAGTAGCAATTCCTCTATCAGGAAAGCCGCCCGCGCCCACAGGAACTTCCATTGGTTCTTTACGATCTGGCCTTGCATCTTGCAGAGACTCTGGGTCAAAAATTTTTGGAAACGGTTTTAATTGAGGGTGTTTGGCTTCAAATTCATCCTTGCCAACAAGAGAGCCATTCCATTCACGCCGCATGTCTTGGTAGCGATACCGCATACCGGATCTATCCGATATTGCAAAAGAATTTTTCCCTGTGGCAAATTTAGCCATTCCTAAATCCTAAAATATTGAATCTGCGGAACTACGTTGAAAGATGCACGATCCCTATCTTCGGCCATCGCACGCTCAAATTCCTCTTCGTAAACAGCTTTCAAAACTTGTAAACGGTTTGGAGCGCGTTTTAGTGCAATGTAATATGCAAGTCCAGCGGCTAAACATGGATAAAACCTGAAAGGCAAATCCAAAGTGTTTGTATAAGTATCTGCATCGTCCATACGCACCAGCGCATCATAATGTAGAACGTCCGTACTATTCTCTGGTGTCGGCCAAAGTTTCAAATTGGGCGTCACCTGTCTATCTAGAAAAAATTGGTTTGGACGACCTGTCGTGCTTTTTGTAGGAATGTTCAAATAAGTGTCCCTACTGATCCGCGACATTGTAAAATCAGTATCACTGCGACGCACAACAATTGACAGAACATCAATTACATCTGTGCCCAAAGCGTAAGCACTCGTGCCAGAAGTCAGGGCTTGCGTTTTTTGTTTAATAGTCCATTGATTGAGGCCACGATTCGCCCACTCCGCCAGCATTAGGTTCAAAGACCTTTTTGCTGATTTCAAGTCGTATCCTGTTCGCACCTCCAAACCACAACGCTCAAAAGCCTCTTCAACGTAATCAGCTACATCTAGTTCAAAATTTCTGCTGTCGGAGGTAGCCATCACTTGTCCTCATCGTCCGCATATAGATTATCAAAAATCTGGTTTACATCCAGAGTGTAGTCTAAATCAGATTTGGAGTAATGTATATGTTGAGAAGGACGAAAGTCCGGAGCCCCCTCTCCTGTTTCGTACCAAGCGGGGTGTGTTACCCTTACACGGTTATTTGGCAGCGCGACGATGTTGCCTGTCCACTCTCCAGCGTCTAGCAACTCTAAAACATGGCTTTGTTTGTGTTGC